TGAATCCCGTCTGCCTCGTGGTTTCAGCCGAGAGGAGTTCGATCTTGACGCCATTGCTGGCGGAGGTTGCGGTTGCGAGGGTTACTGCTTGGTCAGCCATATGGTTAGAATCGTGAGATTGTTGATGGTAGGGCCGCGCTGCTGCGCGGCCCTGTTGTTAGGGTTAGGAATCAGCAGAGGCGGCGAATTTCGCGAGGCCCTTGGGGTTCTTGACGCAAAGGCCAAAGATGGCCTTGATCACGCCACGAGGCCCGCCGTCGAGATCGGGGAGGGCCTTGTAGCTCCATTGTTTGTTGAAGCGCAGCTCCAGCATGGACATGTCCAGCGCGTAACCGCGACGGGCATCGGCCGCCTGGGTGCCGTTGTTGTAGCCGAGCCAGTTGGACAGGACGAGATCATAGGTGCCGAAGTCACCTTCGAGCGTCTCGATGTTGTCCTGATACTTCGTGGCGTCTCCGCGATTGCTGCGGAGGATGGCGGTGAAGTTGCTGACGGTGGGCTGGTAGCCCACCATGGTGGTGAAGCGCGCCTTCAGGCTGGTGCCGCAAAGGAACATGTAGGACTGGCGCTTGCCGGTCTGCGTGTATTGGCTCTTCATCACGTCGTTGACGATGGCTTTCGTCAGGCTGGCCAGTGCGGTGGTGTCGATGCTGGCGGAGGGTGTGAGGAAGTCCGAATCAACCGGCAGGTGGCTCTGTGCGGTGGCTTTGATCCACTCGCCCAGTCCGCGTGTCTTGTAAGGCACGGTGCCGTTGTCGGTCTGGCTAGCGTTGTCGCTGCCGAGTGTGGCCTCGACATCGCGCTTGCACTCGATGGTCTTCTTCTTGATGGCATTGGCCATCTCGGAGGTGACACCGGCCACGTCGCTGACATCCTCGGCCATTTCGGTGACCATGGGTGTGCGGCGGACCTTCTGGACCTGCCCGTAGAGCACGGCGCGGTTTTCAGCGGCGTCCTCGTAGGTGCTCACGTCTGCGCCATCCACGACACCATCGGTGTTCGGCGCGGCGTAGGCGTCGCACTGCCAGTCAAAGCGGGTGCGGACGAGTTTCTTCCCCTTCGGGACGGCGGAGAGCAAAGGGTAATCCTTCGCGTCGATGTTGTAGATGGCGTCGGCGAGGTCTTCACGACGACCGACCTGAGAGCGTTCAAACGTAGCGGGCATAAAAGTGGGTGAGTTGGGGTTGTGCCGCGCTCGGGTGAGCGTGGCGGTTGTGGCTTTCCCCGCGTCTCCTCTGCCTCACTGCGCCACTGCGCCCGGTAGGCTGCTGCGTGCTAGGCTCATCGCCCAATCATCGCCTTCTGCCTCTGGTGCGCGCGGTGCCGTGCGTTTCACGGGCGGCGGAGGAGGGGGCGCGGACCTCGGTGCGGGCGGTGCCTGTGGATCTCTGGCTTCGACTTGCGGGTGATCTCGTATTCGCCGTCCTCGATCAGCTTGGCGACCGCCAACCGCCCAACCAACAAAAGGCGTGACGGTGATGTGCTGATCTCTGGATGTTCCTTCTCGATCTCCGCGATGAGCGCCTGTCTCGGGCTGTCGGCATTGGTCACAAACGGATACTTCCGCTGCACCACTTCCCTGGCCTTTGACTCGCGCTCGGCTCGCTTCGTGAACACTTGCCGGGCCGTTTCCGCCCTTCAATGTCCGCTCCACTTGCCGCCGGTAGGTCCGCATCTGCGCTGGGGTGTATTCGACCTCCTCGCCTTTTGCGTCCGGACCGGCATAGCCGTTGTCCTCATGATCCTCGGCCCACTCAAGCTGCTGCTGCCAGTGCGCGTGGTATTTCTCCACGTCAGCCACCGACGTTGCCCCGACAAAACCGGGTGGCATCTCGTCAATGACGGCACGCCCTCCTGATCTCGCCTGTGTCTCCAGCTCCGTGATGCGCTTCTTGTTCTCCTCCAGCTCGGTGCGCAGTTTCCTGTTCGCCTCGCGGGTCTTGAAGTTGTCGTGCTCCAGTGCCTTCGCCTTCCTTGCAACAGCTTCCGGGTCCTCGCCGCCTTCTCCGCTGTCCGCGGGTGGTTCATCCTCGTCCTCGGCGTCGTCGGGCAGAACAGGGCGGTCCTTTGGATCGGTCTCGCGCTCTTCGTCCTCGTCTTCGTCCTTGGGCTCGGCGTCACCAGCCTTGGGCTTTGGTTTCGCGGCTTTCTGCGGTGCGCCGGATTTCTCCCGTGCCTCCGCCGGTTTCCCTGCCTTCCCCTCGGCTTCCTCGATGGCCTTGAGCTGTGCGGCAACCGTGTTGCCCGCGAGCATCTCCGCCCATGAATCCGCTGAAGTGTCAGTGTCACCATGAGGGCCAGATTGAACGTCGGCCCCCTTCCCGCGAACACCTGCGGAGGTGCTCCCCTCGGCGCCCGTGGGCACCTCGGCATTTGGATCCGCATCAATGATTTCGTCTGCCATAAAACCCCGTGTGCTCCCTGAGCACGATGCCGATTAAATGGGACAATCACCCCATTGACAATTCCGCACGCACAGCAATCAGCGGTAAACATCGCAAACCAGCGGGAATCAGCGCAACAAAAAGCCCGGTCATCTGACCGGGCCGGGATGTTGAACCCACCGTCAACGGCGCGCATCGCGCCCCTCAACAATCGTTCAGCTATTGTTCAGCCTCCTCATCCCTCGGCTTCTTCTCCCGCGTCTTCTCGATGAGCTGCTCCCGCAGATCACACAGATAGCGCGCCGCACCGCTGGCCTCGTCCCTAATGCGCTGCTCCTGGCCGCGCTGCCGCGTCTCCGCGTGCGCCTCGCCAATGAAGCACTCCAGCAGCGACATCACCGCGCGCATTTCCTTGCGCTCCTTCGTGCCGGCCAGCGTCTCGTCAATCTGCGCTTCGGTCAGCACGCCGTTCTCCATGCAGGTCTCCACCAGCACGCCTTTCCATTGGGGTTTTGGATCGTTGTTCATTTCAGTTGGTAGGGACGCGCTGCGCCGCGTCCGTGCTGTTTCATGCGCAGCTATTGCAATAACCGCAGTTCTCATTACTCTCTTCCTCGGAGATTTCTTCCCCGCACCCGTTGCATGTTGTTGTGTCTTCCCCCTCTGGCAGCGGCTCCAGTTCCACGCGCTCGGTGTATTCAGCCGTGCCTTGCTGCCAGCGCGGATTGAAATCGGGATCATCAAACTTCTCCACGTAGAGCGGAGGCAGTTCTTGATCCGCCGTGTCGCAATGCCAGTCGGTTGGCGATGTCTGCACGATGAGCGATTCTCCACCGAGATCATGTGCATGACACAATTTAAGCAACTCATCGCCATCCACGGCCTTGCAATGCGCACGCAGCCACGCCGCCAGAGGCACGATGCGTTTCCCATCACAACCGGTGATGATCTTCGCCATCACCTTGCCGCCGAGCGTGATTGAAAGCAGTCCTTGTGTGGCCATCGTTCAACCTCCCACCCCGTCTTCCCCAATCACAGGCTTGAATCCCGTGCGGCCAATCTGCGCGTTCTCCGTCTTCTGCTGCACGGCAAACTGGAAGGCGGCCAGTCGCGCATTCATCATCTCCATGAACGGCCCGCCCTGCGCAAACGCCTGCTGCACGTTCGGGTTGATCTTCATCTGCTCCTGCATGGTCTGCATCCGCACGGCGGCGTCCATGCTCTCCGTCACGGCGGGCTCCACGCCCGTGAGCATCATGGCGATGGCACTCTTCTCCTGCTCCGCCTCGTTGGTATTCCGCTCGCTCAGGCTGCCAGTCACCAGATCAGCCAGGCCGGGATCGATGTTGTTGAGCAGCCAGCTCACGACTGGCACAGTCGGAATCTGCCCGGCCACGCCGGGGATGGAGAACGCATCCTTGAGCGCGCTCCAGCGCTTTTGCAGATATTCCATGTCCAGGCTCTTGACATCGAACTCCAGCACGAAATCAAAGCTGCCCGCGATCTCCTCCCTCGTCACTTGAAACGGCAGAGGGCCGTTTCCCAGCACCCGGCTCACATAGAGCGGATCCATGAACTGCTGATCCATGGCCAGGATGCGCAGCAGCAGCTCCCGGTCCTCCAGCAGCCCGCCGGTCACGATCCATTGCTGGTGCATCATCACCTTGGCCTGCGGGATGTCCTCATGATGCAGCCCGAGCATGTTGGCTGAATCCCGTTCGATGGCTGCCGCGTCCAGCAGCGTGCCCTGATCCAGCCGCGGCGCGTCCATGTAAGCCGCCTCATCTCCCGGCGCCAGCGGCAGCTTGGTGCCCGGCTCATAATCCCAGCGCGCCCCACCGCCCGCCTTGCGGCTGTTCACCTTCACGATCGGCATCGTGGCAAAGCTGGTGCGGTCCATGCCGGCATCCCGCGTGCTCTTGAGCAGCCATTGATGCGTGCCGGCCACCTCGGGCACGCCACGGCTCTCGAAATTGCTGCGGCTCTTGAACTCGCGGCGCATGTCCACATAACAGCCGCCGTCAAAGTAGTAATCGACCAGCCGGTTGACCAGAACGTGCTCGTCCTTCCTGCCACGGCGATCCTTCCCGCACAGGGCTGGGTGCAGGATGATTTCCTGCACGGCTGGGTAGCCGTCCTCATCCACGGTGTTGACCGTGATGTGCAGAACCTCATAGGCCATGCGGTCCTTGGCGGCCAGCCTTTGGGAAAACGTCATGCGCGCGGGCTCGTTGAACATTTTCTCCGACACAGCACCGAGTGCCTGCATGACCACGCCGGTATCAATCACCCGCTGCGGCCCCAGC